GTTGTAATATATTTTTCTCTTGTAGTGGTCGAAAGAAGCTTGGAGAGATGAATTTTACCTTCTGGAACCGGCCTTAAAATTCTCATGTCTCTCTCAAGTGTGGGACGTCTTAGGTCATGCTGGTGAGTGTTTGTTTACCACCCAATCGAACGACATAGTTCGACACATTCCAAGTTCATCTTAATCCCCTTCTTTCACCTACCATTAATTACGCTGTTACCAAGTTCCTACTAATTCTCTATAAAGAGCCCGGAGATCGAAGTACAACACTTCTCTCCCTGGTTTTAATTTAGGATTTAACTTGGTTTGAAACCGACTTTTAATGGTATTTTAACTACTCAAAAATACGCAAATACAACAATATACCCCCCGTGTCCTCAAACGGAGCAACCTCGTATTAGAAGGTTGGAAGATTGTTAGGACGCAACATAGTTCGAACGTGGAGTTCGTTCTTCTCTATTGTGGTGTGAAGAATTCAACATCATAACGTATAACAATATATCCCATAGGTGCATTAGTAGCAGCCACTCCCTCGAATGCGTAGTAGATCTTCCCTTGAAGGGTCTGGTCTATGTCGCTAAGAGACTCCTCGGTGACAACATATTTGTTTAACCGGGAAAGCCGTCTATCGACAGTGACCTCTAAATCTGAATACACATTCGCCATTGATGATGATATATTTTTCATCATGGTAATGGAGCTAGTGGGCTTTACATCTTTCGCATCATAGTCAACAGCAACCATCACAACACCTTGTGTCGTAGTGGGTTGATTACTCTGGAAGAAGATCTCTGCCTTATGGAATAAGTACATCTCATAGGTACTCGCAATGCCAGTTAACCTAGGAAAAACAGTAGGACTTAAAGAGATTGTTCCCGAAGAGGTAGTACCATCAGCTCCGTAAAGAAGCGTGGTACCACCACTAGAAACAGTCTGGATAAGTTCTTGTCCTCGGACCCGACAGCCACCAGGGGTGGTGCCAGCTCCGACTTTAAAATTTTCCAATGGGTTTGTAGCAGTCCACTGAACGGTGTTAAGTTTGAGAGGGCCATTTCGCCTCCCCACACCACCGTTCTGTGAGTTACCTTTGTTATTATTGTTATTACGTTGATTTCCTGTTTGTTGTCCAGATTTGTTCTGGCGGACTGTAGACTGCGCCGCACGTTGATTGTTCTTAGTAGCAATTATTACGTTAGGTAAGGTTTGCTGAACCCTACGCAACGACAAGTTTAACGACATTTAGGTCGGTAACAAACAGGTTTATTTAAATTTCTTCACCCACACGAAATCAAAGAATAATTCACTCAGAAACTTTCTACCATCCGATAATCCGCAAATAAATCTATTTCGTCGGATTCAGCTAATCGGAAGGGGAAGAGTTTCGCCGCATTATACCTTTGCGGAATCTTTGTGAACCATCTTGTTGTGGTCTCCGGCTGATAGCAGGAGTTAGGCTCGGTGAATTGAGGGAGACTAATTTCTCTCTCGTTTTGCCTTAGGGGTCCCATACCACACATTAATGATTTCGAATTCTTACTCTCATAACCCATAACCATATTAGATTTACTACTGGTCTTAAAACCAAATAGTGGACAAAGATCTTTTGATTTAAGAACTAATTTCGCTAACAAACGCTGAAAACGTGTCACATGAAAATTCACACCGCTATAGATAGGAAAACCTAGTCCACCCAATACCCTTGGGATGAAAAGGTTGTACCTACCACGCATAGTGATCTTCGCAATTGACTCCGAATTCCGGACGAAGAACCTACTAGCTGCTAGAGGTTTATTCGTAGCTCCACCAACACTTTTCGTGAAGGCATCTGCTAATTCAATCGCTTTTTCACGCACTTCTCCTCTAGAAGCGCCTAATTTAGACGTTCCAGAGAGAAGCCCGAAATTACAATAATCAATACGTTTTAATCTATCATCTTGGAATTTATACATAGTACTATTAATTGTCAGTACTTTTTCATGTATATAATTCTTTCCAACAGATAAAGTAAAACCTATGTCCG